GTGTATCGCCAGCAGGCGACGCGCATTTGGTACGAAGGAAAGTTCTTGGTCTATCGGCCGGAGTTTGACCCCGGGGTTCCGATGCACCCACAGATCCGCAGCGTCAAGCAGGCGCTGTCGGTCTACGGTGCGAAGATCGACCCTATGGTCTTGTACAAGATCACGCCTTGGTCATGGCTTATCGACTGGTTTTCGAATACAGGCAGCGTCCTTCAGGAGCTGATGGATTCTTTGACCGGTGAGGCCGTTTCCAAGTACATGTATCTGATGCGGCATACCTTTGACCGCTACAAGTACGTGTGCACGCAAACTCACTCTCTAGGTAATGCCTCGCTTTCGGGCGAGACATACTGGCAACAGGAACTGAAAGTGCGAGTCCCTGCGTCGACTTCGTTTGGTTTTACCTTGCCTGTCGGCGGTTTGACCGGCAAGCAAATGGCGATCCTGGCTGCATTGGGTATCAGCTCTCTGTAGCCCCCATTCCTGGGGACGTGGATCAACCTAGCTCAGGTGTCAGGAAAGCGCCCGTCTGACGAGCGAGTGTCTTCCCCTGTGCTATAACTTTCGTCTAAGCTTACAGGAGTCAACCAATGGCTTTCTCGGACCCACAGTCTATCACAATCAACGGAGTGACTACGTCACTTCCGCGTCGTTCTGGTCCCAACCAGGACAAGAACCAGGTAACCGGTTCGTTTGCTAACGCAGACGATACCTTGGTCACGAGCTTTTCACACCAGACGGCGTCGGGCACGGGACGTGTCCGACATTCCTTCCGGTTGGATCAGTCAAAGATCGTCACAAGTCCTATCGACTTGCAAAACGACACAGACTCCTGCTCGGTGTACATCGTGATCGATAGACCCGGTTACGGGTTTACCGTGGCCGATGTGCAATACCTGGTGGCTGCCCTTTCGGGTTTCCTTTCCAGCGCGAATGTAGCTAAGCTCTATGGCCGTGAGGCCTAGCGGACGCTGGCGTCCTGCCAGTCCCCCCGATCCGACTAACCTCTTTAGGTGAATCGGAAGCTCAGTTACACGTGTTGGTAAGTGCTAGACTGTGCCCCGGAAGGGGCCCAGAAGTCGTTGGCTTGAAGCTTACCCCCGTAAGGAGGGAGCTTGAAAAGCAACGATCACCATCGTGCCGAGGGGCACGTTGATGTAAGTGACTACCTCGAGCTGGTATACTGCGTCCTTCAGGACGCGTATGCCATGTGTACCGCTGACGCCTCTGATTTACGTGACTGGAAAACCATCCAGGCACGGACTGAACAAGAGGGGATGTCGTTTCTCACGATTACCCTTCCTTCGTTCGCCAAGAGCTTCGAGAGAAGTTTAGCGAGCGGTTTTGTCGACCCAGCAGATTTTCCTGGTTTTAGGAAGTCTGGAGCAATCCCGGCTTTCTTGCAAGGTATGCTCGGTCGTCTGTTCAGTCGAGAGTCAGGGAGGATCTTTGATCATGTTCCAGATCATTCAATCCTTGTTGATGCAGTGCGGCAAGTCTGCCTGCTCTTCAAGAAAGTTGAAATGCGGTGTACTCCCGAGAGGGAGAACGCAGCTATCTCGAACTTCCTCGAAGTTGAGCGCGCTAACCACGCCTTCATCTTGGACCCCGCCGCCAGAGATTCGTTTCTGGGTGTGGCGAAGTGTCTTTGGCCTAGTGTTTTGGGCGATCTTTCGCCTGATATGCTGGTACCTAGGCATGGTCCCGGAGCAACTGCCGAGCGAGTTCTGGGAAACCAGAAATTTGTTTGGCAGCGTTGGCATGAGCGTCTTGAGGTTTTAACTCCATTTTTCGGTTTTGCCTATTCCATAGGCGCCGCCGGAGAACAGAGTGTCCTCGAGAAGGTAACGTTTGTGCCAGAGGATCAAGAACAGCCCGTAAGGGTTACGCTTGTTCCTAAGACGTTGAAAGCACCACGGATCATCGCGATCGAACCGGCTTGCAACCAGTACGTTCAGCAGGCTGTTCGTGACGAGATTTATTCTCGTATCGAGTCCTACAGGATGACACGCGGGAGGGTAAACTTCCGTGATCAGACTGTAAACCAACAACTCGCGCTGATGGCTTCTGAGACGGGTAAGTGGGCGACCATTGACCTGTCAGATGCAAGTGATCGTGTTCTTAACGACCTTGCGCTGCGCATGTTCGACAGTCATCCTGATATTCAGGATATAGTGTCAGCATCGCGTTCGAAGTTCGCGGAACTACCGGATGGTCGACTAGTCGGCCCTCTAAGTAAGTTCGCGTCCATGGGAAGCGCCTTGTGCTTCCCAGTCGAGGCAATGTACTTCTACACTGCGTGTGTAGTTGCCCGATTGGTGTGGCACAACCTCCCTGTTACACCAGCAAACGTCGAGAAGATGTGTGCTGGTGTATTCGTGTATGGGGACGATTTGATCGTTCCCGTAGACGAGGCGGTTACGGTTGTGGATGTCCTGCAGCAGTACAACTGCAAGGTCAATAGCCACAAGTCTTTCTGGACCGGAAGGTTCCGTGAGTCTTGTGGGACTGATGCATATGCGGGGAAACCGGTTACACCGGTTTATATCCGCAAATTGCGTCCTCGCAACCGACGGCAAGCGAAGGAGCTAATTTCCTGGGTAGCTACCGGTAACCTCTTCTTCCAGAAGGGGTACTGGCGTACAGCAC